CGTGGAGATGGTTTTTGTAGTGGTGGTTATCTGCCCCCGCTTTTTTCTCAATGGGACAAGTCTGATTCTTATATTATTAAAGGAGAATAATTATGAAAAAAATTATAATGACTGGGACTAATGGATTTGTCGGTGGTCAACTTAAAAGACGAATACTTCAAATGGGGTATGATATAATAACTATAGAAAAGGAAACATGGAAACAGGATTTATGTAATTTGTGGATGGATCCTTTGGTTAGACCTGGAGATATCGACGGAGTTTTTCATAACGGGGCAAATACTGATGTTCAATATATGAAACCTGATATTTGGGAAGATAATTATTATTTGACGAAACAAGTAATGCAGTTTGCGTATGAATATGAAGTTCCAAAATTTATATTTTCTTCTACTTCGTCTATATATGGCAATGATGGTTTTCCCCACACTCATTATGGATGGTCTAAGTTGGTTAGTGAAGATTATGGACTTTCTTATTTTAATCATAGTAAAACAAAGTTCATAGCATTAAGATATTTTAATGTCTTTGGTCATGGAGAAAAACATAAAAAAAATATAGCTTCGGTTGTATTACAGGCTTATATGAATAAGAATTTTTCATTGTTTAAAGGTTTATCTAGGGATTATATTTATATAACGGATGTTGTCGGTGCAAATGTTTATGCACTTCAACATATGACTTCAAGTGGAAGTTTTGAAGTTGGTACTGGAGTTGCTACCGATGCTAGAACTCTTATAAGTTATGCTTATCCTGATTGGGAAAAAATTCCAGTGATAGATTGCCCACATGAAAATATACAAAAGTATACTTGTTCAAACACGAACAATTATATGTTTGGATGGAAACCTTCTTATACAACGGAAGAGGGTGCAAAAGAATATGGTGAATACATTAGAAGGGGTGAGTGGGAATATGAACTTTAAACATTTGAATTATGATATACCTGATTTGAGTACAAAAAATGTTGATGGTAAAAGGTTTTATGAATGTGGTGAGAATTTTTATCCTTCTATAACTACTGTTTTAGGGTCAGATCCCAAAAAACAAAAGGGTCTTGATGACTGGAGAAAACGGGTAGGAGAAAAGGAGGCTAATAAAATTTCTGGTATTGCTTCCAGAAGAGGAACAGCTGTCCACACCTTAATTGAAAATTACATAAATAATAAAGAAGGAATATTTGAAGGTGTTATGCCTAATGTGATTGAATCCTTTTCTTCAATCAAAAATATATTAGATACTTATATTGGTGATGTGTATGCTCAGGAAGTTTCTATGTATTCTGATCATTTGAAAATTGCTGGTAGAGTAGATTTGGTTGGGCAATTTGATGGGGAATTATCAGTAGTGGATTTTAAGACTTCTAATCGAGTTAAAAGAAAGGAATGGATATATGGTTATTTTATGCAATGTTGTGGGTATGCAATTATGTGGGAAGAACGGACAGGTATACCTATAAGACAGTTAGTTGTTATCATCACAGTGGATGGTGCAAAGCCTCAAGTATTTGTTGAACATCGTGATACATGGGCTGATTCATTGTCTAAAGTAATAGACGACTACTACATAAGAGAGGGAGAATAAATGGACGTTAAAGATTTCAATTTCGATTTTGAAGAATTCGATATGAATTTTGATTTTGGAATACAATCGGTAAGTACGGATCAGGTAGATCAAACTAAAATTCAAACTGAAAAATTGGAAAAGGTTTCTGCTAGTTCTGAAGGTGTTTCACAAAAGTTGGTTGATATAGAAAATAAAATTGAAGAAGTGCTGTTAGTATCGAAACAAAAATTTGATTCTAGGCTAGAAGAAAGGGAATCTGAGTTAGAGGCACAAAATGAAAATAAATTTAAATCATTAGAGAAATTGACAATTCCTTTATTAATGAATTTAGCTAGAGATTCGGATGAGAATCCATATATACATTGGCCTAATAGGAAAGCTGTGATAGAGGAACAAGTTAAAAGGATATTGATGATAACTAGACATGAACCAGAAACAGTTGGATCCACATAAGGAATTAGTTAATAAGGTAAATAAAGATCCGCAAACTATTAAGGATAAGTCTCAGATATCTGGACTCACTGGGGTTGGGGTGACTGGGATGTTGGGAACTGCTGCTTTGGATACCTTAGAACTATTGGGCGAGAATGTCGTGGAAGTTGTAGGTGGCGGAACGGGATTTGGAATAGTTGTCTTTTTTGTTGTTAAATTTCTTATGGCAGAAGCAGTAGAGTTAGAAGCCGGATTGGAGGCGGAATTGGAACATTGACATGTCAAAAGCTCATATGGCAGATAGAGTTAATGAAACTCATAAAGCTGATTGGCATAAGTATGCTGGAGTTAGTTCTACTATCTCTTTATTACTTCCGATATTAAGTGAGTTTGAGGGAATAGGTGAAGAAGTTATGATGGGTGTTGGGGGTGCTGGTGCAGCTGGAGTATTTGCTTTGTTATTAAAATTTGGTCGTGTGGGTGCAGTTGTGCAAGACCTTATGGTTGAACAAGATGAAATACATAAAGAAGAAACTAAAGCGGAACGTAAACGTATAAAGAAGGAACGTCGACGTAGGAAATGTTCGGATTATATGCATGATCCCATAGGTTGGGATAACAGTGAATTGGAGGAAGATTATGATAGTGATGGACAATTTTAAGGTTATGGATATTGGTGAAAATTTCTTTGATGCTAATCCCATGAGTGAAGGTGGTTCTCATTCTGATATGATGTGGTGGGATTTTGATACTAGAAATTGTACACTGAAAGAACAGTATATTGATATAACTTTAAATAAATTGGGAATTGTTAATCGGGATGAATATAAGGGTGTTGAGTATTGGTGGGCTACTAGAGTGAAAGGTGGAGAATTGAAAATGCACCAAGATAAAGATGAAGATCTTTGGAATAGTGAAAATATTATGGTTCATCCAAAATGTAGTATAATTACTTATCCAAAATATTCTGTTGTGGATGGTGGATATCATTATTTTGTTGATGAAAAATATGGGACTAAACCATATGATTTCCACAAATTCGATGATAGATGTTATGAAAAAATTTCATATAAACATAATAGATTAATAGTGTTGGATCCAGGAAATTTGTTTCATGGAGTTTCTGAAATTTTTTCGGGGGAGCGTCATACTTTTGTTATGAATTTGTGGGATAGGGAATTGAAAAAATAAATTGTTCTTTTAGCTTGCCAATTCAAGTTTTATATGGTATAATATAGTTATAATAAAAAAGGGTAAACATTGTGAAAGGTATAACTTGCGGAGCGTTTGATTTATTTCATGCAGGACATGTCCTTTTTTTAAAGGATTGTAGAGATAATTGCGATACACTAGTTGTCATGTTACAGGAAGATCCTAGTGTTGATCGTAAAGAGAAAAATAAACCGATTCAGTCTTTATTTGAAAGAAAAATTCAACTTGAAGGTTGTAAGTATGTTAATGATATTTTAGTATATCAAACAGAAGAAGAATTGTATAATTGGTTAGAATGGATAAAGTGGGACATAAGATTTTTGGGTTCTGATTATGAAAATAAGTCTCCTGAGGAAATAACTGGTTTTGGACTTGGTCCAATTAAATATTTTAGTAGAGATCATGGTTGGTCTAGCACAGAACTTAGAAATAGAATTAAGGACTTGTAATTGTTGATCCATAAACAGTTGACATTAGGGACAGGGGTTCGATTCCCCTCACCTCCACCATTATGGGGGTGTACATGGATTTCGACCGATGGGACAATGGTTGTGGGGAGATTACCTGTGGTCGTTATCGCCAATAAGGATAACAAAAGTAAAAGGCAATACTATAAATTACGCCATGGCCGCCTAATAGGTGATGCCGGGGTCAATGGGGAACCTGTCAACAGAATCCCCTACTATAATCCCAAGTGTCTACAGTAGATCCAAGCGATTATAGGAAGGTGAGGCGGCCACCGATGAGATATAAGAGTCGCCACGATTTAAGGAGGGTAAAAAATGATTAATACTTACGGATTACAAAAGATGTCCAGTATGGACTATTATCGAGTATTTCAGGAGGTGCAATCAATAAAGGCGGCTTCAAGAGCAGAATTGGCAACTCAGTTGTCTATTCACGAAAGAGAGAAGAAACATATTTCTACTAACGAAAATGTTAGTATGATGACTGGACCCAAAAATATGGGTTCTATTTTAGATGTAACAGTTTAAAAACCTTATAAAGTGTATGAAAGATGAAAACGGAGAATTGTATGTTAAGTGGAATTACTGCAACAGCGTTAAGTAGATATCAGGAAGCGACTAGACAAATTGAAGAATCTATGCAGAGATTGGCATCAGGAAAACCTGAACTGAGTTCACATGATGAAGTTAGAGTTAGTCGGACTAATAATCGAATTAGTAGTTTAAAAGCTGCTAATAGTATTGTTAAGCAAAATCAGGATTTGCTAGAATCTGCGCTTGCAGGAACCAATTCAGTTGAATCGATTGTAGTTAAAATGCGAGAGGTTGCATATGAAGCTCAAGATGATCAGTTAACATCTGTAGCTCGGGCAGCTCTAGTTGATGAATATAATAACCTAGCATCTGAAATTGATTGGACAGCTCTTAATACTGAATATGATGGAACTTCATTACTTGATGGAACTTTTGGTACAAGAGAAGTTACGATTGGTGGTCCTAAGGAGGACCAGAATGTTGATATTTCTTTGGGGGATTTAACTCTAGAAGGATTGGGTATTGGTACTCATGATGTTGTTTTGGATGCAAATCATTCATTAGTCGGTGCGGATAACGGAAATGGTGGAATATGGTCTGTTGGGGATACAGTTACTATAGCCAGTTCTAATGTAGATTCTGAGGGTGCTGCAGAAGATGCAATTGTGAGATTGGATGCGGCCCTTGCTACGTTAGAAACAGAACGTTCAAGTACGACTGCAGAAATTGAAAGATTTAATTTTACAATTTCTCATCTTACTACAATGGTTGAGTTGAATGAAGAATCCGTTTCTACACTTACAGATTTAGATGAAGTTGCAGAAATGGCTAATCTTGCTCAATTGCAAATTCAACAACAGACTACGATGGCGTTGATGGCTCAAGCACAACAATTGTCTGGAAGTATTCTACAGTTATTAGGTGGTTAATTTTAATGTCACTTAATATTTCTGATGAAGAATATGAAATGGTTTCTAGTATAATTGCAAATCCCAAGAAGTTTATGAAGGATATTGAAATTTATGTGAAAAGGTATGATATATCATACCTTGAAGCCATTATGCAATATTGTGAAGATAATAATTTGGAAATAGAATCTGTTCCTAAGTTGGTTGGAAATCCATTAAAGGAAAAATTGGAAGCAGAAGCTATTAAACTAAACTTTCTACCAAAAACAGGAACGTTGCCTATATGAGGAGAAAAATGTCACCGTATGAAGTCTACAAATTATATTTGGGATTAAGACTTCATTTCGTTAATGAAAATTATGACTTTGTGAAATACAACGGTGGTGTGAAAGCAAATGTTAAATCCTTTGAAAAAAGAAAGGATAAACATTTTTTCAATCGTTTGTCATGGAGTATGAAGGATGAAGATATTAGGAAATTGCTTATTGCGAATTTTGCAATAGGTGATTCCTATGGTGGAATAGACAATATTAAAAATGCTGAAGGAGTTTATTCTGAATGGAAAAAACGAATTCAGTCGTTGTCTTATGTGTTTCGGGCTGATATAAATACTTTGCTTGGTAAAGTTGAGTGTTTTGATGAGTTGTTTAAAGTTGTTGATGATAATGCAATAATTTTAATTGCTTTATATCAGGAAGATATTAGTCTTGAAACTTTTGTTATACTGGATAAAATTCTTGGTTTTGTCCAAGCAATAGATCGTCAGTTGGACGATGATCTCATTTGGCCTGAATGGAGAATGAGGATTACTAAGTATGGTAAGTTTCTTAATTTAGATATCGAAAAATTTAAAGGTATTTTAAAAAAAGAACTTGCCATTCTGTGAATAATATGTTATACTATATGTCATAGTAGCGTTTTGCTATTATGTGGATATTTCGTATACAACTAATACAATTAATATAAGAGGATACAATTAATATGTCTTTTAAGAATTTAAAACGGAATCGTCAAACAGATTTGGATAAGCTCACTAGTGAGCTTCAGAAAACTCAAACTACTCGACAGTCATATGATGATGATCGAATATGGAAACCAGAAAGAGATAAATCAGGTAATGGTTATGCAGTTATTAGATTTTTGCCACAACCAGAAGGTGAAGATATTCCTTGGGTTAGAATTTTTTCTCATGGGTTTCAAGGTCCAGGTGGTTGGTATATTGAGAATTCTTTAACAACTCTTAATGTTCCAGATCCTGTTAGTGAATTTAATACTTCTTTATGGAATAATGGAACCGAACAAGGTAAGGAGCAAGCAAGGAAACAGAAACGAAAGTTACAATTTGTTTCTAACATTTATGTAATAACTGATCCAGCTAATCCTGATAATGACGGTAAAGTTTTTCTATATAAATATGGGAAGAAAATCTTTGATAAAATTCAAGAATCTATGAATCCTGAATTTGAAGATGAAACTCCCCTCAACCCATTTGATTTCTGGCAAGGTGCCGATTTCAAAATAAAGATCCGTACATTAGACGGATTTGTAAATTATGATCGTAGTGAATTTGATCCTACTTCAGAGTTTTTAGGTGGAGATGATTCTAAACTAGAGGAGATTTATAATCAGCAATATAGTCTTACTGATTTGATTGCTGAGGATAAATTTAAAACCTATGATGAATTGAAAGAAAAATTTGAACGTATTATGGGACTTCAGTCTGGTACTGATCGAGTTCAATTCGAAGCTGTAGAAGATACAGTTGATCCTGTTACTTCTAAAGAAGAAGTTAGTTCTGACGTTCAATTCTCAAAGGCCCCTGAGTTACAGGATGATGATAATATATCATATTTCCAAAAATTAGCTGAGGAAGCTTAGGTTATAATTAATCACAACGATAAGGGAGGCTTAGTCCTCCCTTTTTTTATTAAGGAGAAATGATGAATCGTATAAAAAGATCCGTGAGTATAATTACAGGGTTACTATTAGGACTTATTTTAGTTTCTTTTTTAGCAACTACTGTAAAGTCTGCTCCTGTATGGACTGATGATAGTAATAGGTTGAGAGAAAATTTTCGAGAAAGGATTGGTCAGTTAAGATCAGAACGAGGAATTGCACAACGATATGTGAATATGTGGTTTGTATTATCCTTTAGTTTGGATTTGGATGAACAAGATTTTACGGCAGCTAGAAGAATATTTGCACAATCTATATCAAAGGTTGGTTTAACATTTAAAGAGGAACATATTCCGAAGGGGGAATACAAAGAAATTTTTGAAAAACTTTCTAAAGATCTTACACGAGTTATAGGACAGGAAAAATTTGATAAATTAATTAAGATGTCTAATAATAGGTCTGGTGGTCAACGAAGGCCGCGAAGAGGTCGGATGGAATTTGGTAGGGATGGTAAACGCAGACATCCAAATAAGAAAGTTAAACCTAAGAAAAAACCAGAAGAATTATAAAATTGAAAGGGGACCAATTTGGTCCCCTTTTTTTTAGACTGTTGCTAGATGGTAAGTTGATTGGACAAGACTGTTGTCGGTAGCAGTTCTTTTTAGTCCAATGGTTTGTTTGTTTGTACTAGATACCGATGTAGTATTATTCGATATCATTTGTACTATTGCACCTTCCCCAGATAATTCTGATCTCATATCCAAATTCTCCTCCTGTGTTCCTACCATTGTTCTGGTTTCAGGTGTGAACTCTGAGAATTTCCCTACTAAAAGAGTTTGAACTTCCATTGTTTCAGAAGACCGAGTAGGTTCTGCTTGACCTGCTGGTGCTGCTGTCTGCGATTTTATAAGTTTGTTCGCAAATGGAATTAGAGATAACGCTCCTAACAATGGTATCACGGGTATTAAAGATAAAGCAGATAGTGAAAACGCTGCGATTGCTCCTGCTAACGCAAGAAATCCTTGTGCCATCAGGAAGATTTGATCACCTCCTGGCCATACCTCAAATAGTTTAGATAGTCCAATTGCGGCTACTCCTAAGGCCAATAATCCTGGGATTGCCATTAATGATCCCATTCCAAAATATACTAAACTAGCTCCAAGTGCAAGAAACCCTCCTGCTAGTCCTATAAAGTTTCTAAACGGTATTTCTGCTAATGATTGTATACCTTGTACGATTGCACCCATAATATTTACTATCACTTGACCAATAGTTTTTATTACTTTACCGATTGCCCCGATTATTTTTACGAGACCTCCTAACACTACTTGGAAGAATGGAGCAGCTATTCTAAGTGCAGTCGCCATTCCCATTATCGCTAAGGTTACAACTCCCAGTGCAGCTGCTCCAATAGCTAGAGAATAGGGATCTATTTTACCCAATGCTTGGAATAGAAATGCGATTCCTTCACCTAGTCCTTTCATCAAGGTGATAAACGTTTTAGTTAATACTTTTGCAATTTTCCCTATTATATCAGCAATACCTTTCACCAATGTTTTGAATAGGGTAATTACAGAATCGAGTATACTAGTTATTCCGTCTATAACTCCTTTTATAGATTTAATTATTCCATCGCCAATAGATTTGATAGCCCCTCCAGGATCAAATCCTTTTATATCATCAATAGGTTTGGATAAAGAAAGTTCTTCAGACTTTCCTCCCGACTGGTCTTTAGCCATGTCTAGTTGCTTTTCTTCCAACTTCAACATGTCCCCCATTAAGTCGACCAGCTCTTTTAAATACGGTGGACTTCCTCTAAGACCTAAGTCTTTGGCAATTGCAGATGCATTGTCTTCCGTTATTCCTGGTACGTCACCTGAATCATCTCTTTCTACATAAGACTGTAATTGAGCAAGTCTTTCTTCTGCAGCTTTTTGTAGTACCATTTGATCACGGATTAATTCGGGTACTTTCATTCCCTTTTCTTCTGCCCGAATTCTAGTCATTTCATCTACTGCAGATTGAGCTTTTTCTTTTTCAATTTTTATTTGTTCGTTTGAAGCAGCTATTATTTCACCTACATTTTCCCCACCTCTGGTGTCTACTACAGAATCACCAATAGCATCTCCAAGTATACCGAATTCTTCATTCATTCCAGCAAGTCTAGCTTCTTGTACTTGTTCCCATCCTTCTGCGAATGGGTTTTTACTCATCATTTTTTCAAAGGCATTTTCTTGTGCTTCACCAGATTCTAATTGTCTTTGTCTTTCACGTTTAGCGAGAATTTTTTGTCTTAATTTTTCTGCTTTCTTTTCTCGTTTTACTCTGGCTTTTTCTTCCTTTATTCTCATTCGTGGGCCCATAAATGCTTGGAAGTAGGCATTTTCTTTTATACCTTCACTCCATCCACCCAATGTTCCCATGATGTCATCACCAAATATATTTTCTCCTATTTTCCCTAGACCTTTACCTAATGTTTTGGTTATGATATTTCCAGTTTTTTCTTGTTTTTCTTTGCTAGATTTTTCTATGTTTTCTATAAATGTGTCGAACGAACCACTTAATCCTACTGTTATGCCTGCGAATACTCCACCCAATTCTGCCATTTGTTTTTGATGTTCATCGACAGAATCTCCTATACCTTCACCGATTGCTGTTTGGGTGGATTCCATTCCTTGTAGTCCACCTCTGATGGAAGTCATTAAAGCATCTAATTTCCCTTCAGCACCATCAACTCCGTTTTCAACATCTGTTAATGTTGATTTATATTTTTCCATTTGGGAGTTGGATTTATCCATCGCTTTGGAAATATCATTATATTGTTTTTCGGTAAGGGAACCTTTATTTTTAGCTTCTTCGGCAGATGCGGCATAGTCTTTCATTTGGTCTGAAAGTGCATCTAAATCACCTGCTGTAGCTTGACCACTATCAGAGAACTTTTCCATGGATTGATTTAGTCCTTCCATGAATCCACTAGCTTCCTGCAAAGCTTTGTTATATTCTTTAACTTCGCCAGATAGTCGTTTAAGTTCTTCCTTTCTAGTTTCTTCTGCCATAACCTCTTACCTTTTTTTCATTGACATTTTTTGATTTTCTTTTTTAATTCGTTCGTTTTCTTTTTCCACATGCTCCGCAAGAAGTGAAACATAAATTTCTCTTTCCCAAGGCATCATGTTTTCTAATTCTGATAAACTATATTTGTGATGTTGAATCATTGCAAAATTTGTCATATACATATTTTGTAGATTATCATGACTCAACATTAGCCGAAAAAATTTGCCATACCTTCCAACGTTGTTTTGGATTGATGTTTACATGATCGACAAGTATAATTTACATCTAATGAAAGTTTTGGTATAGTATCAAAAAATGATCTAATATCTTCAAATTGTAGTTGGGATAATGATTCAAAGAATTCGGTTTTTTCTTCGTTAGAATAATCATCCATTTTGTATGTTTCGGCATTATCCCATATATATTCCACACAATCTTCAATGACTTCAAATATTTTATTACTGTCTGCCAGTAATTCTTCATCCAACATCATATCTAATTTTGGGTATTTCATCATAATACCGATGTTTTCAGTTAGGTTAATTTCTTTGGTATGTTTTTTATCCTGTTTAATTTTTACTTTATTTAGATCCACGTTTAGTGGAATAGGGTTTTCGCATTCTTGACAAGTTATAGAAACTGTTGTTTTTTCACCTACTGATTTAGAACGTAGGTTTAATAGAATATGTTCGAGTTCGAATAGGGGTAAGTCATTTATATCTAAGTCTTCAATTATACAATTACTTATGATTTGTTTCATTGCATTTATTAATTCTTTTTGATCTTCCCCTTCCATTGCTATCATTAAGATTTTTTCTTCTTTAACTAAGAATGGTCGATAAGTAATTTTTTTATCAATTGATATAAGATCCAATTCATAAGTTGGAATATCTAATTTTGGTAATGCCATAATTTATTCACTCCTAAATTTATATTTCGTTATTAGCCAACCATATATCGTAGGCTATTTCTACGGTAAATTCAATTTGATCCATTCCTTCATAGGTGAGTTCTGCTGCTCCTACGTTGGTAGGGTATGCTGATAGTAATCTTATTTTGTGAGTGGGTTTTAAATCACTGTTTAAATACTCTATATCTAAGTCATAAGCATATTCGTCTTTATATCCTATTACAGCTGTGTTTCTGTCACAAACGTTACCTATCCAGTTTTGGAAAAATCTGAGTTCAGGTAATCCATTATCTCCTTCACCATTAGTACACCTAAATGTCATTTCTACATTTTCATAGGATTGTTGAATTGGAAATGGGTAGGTAGATCCAAAACCTTGAAAATAGTCTTCTACTTCAAATGATATTCCGGGAAGAGAAACACTATGACAGGTATGACCTAACATATCATTTATTGATTGACTAACAGTGGATCCTGATCTACTTCCGCCTATGGTTATTTTATACCTAGACTTAGGAGCATATCCTTTATTTCTACTTATATATCCTAAAATAGTTGCTGCTGAAAAACTTTCGTTCATTATTATCTCCCTGCAGACCAGACACTTGATTTAGATTTCTTTTCAAATCTTTCTACTGGTAAGAAAATAGCCATGTCCCAGTCTGATGAAGGTACGGTTAAAAATCTACTTCTTACTTGTTTTGTTAAATATCTTTTGACAGTGTTATTCCAAGGTTTAGATTTTATTAGTTTAGAGGGGACATTTAAAGATTGTCCATTTTTTGATACATAACTATCCATAAATTTGGCACGATCTCTAGGGGGAACATAATGTAAATTTATTCCCATGAATCCGCCACTATACTTATCGACTATCACACACAAAGGAAATCTATCATAATATGGTAATTTTTTCTTGTCTCTCGGATCGTATAAATACATATACATTCCACCAACTTGAGGATTTGAAACTAGTCTATTTCGATCCTTTAACATTTGTAGAGGGGAAGTTGAGTCCAGTTTTGCGGCTTGTTGTCGCATCCATTTTACTGATGCTTTTCCTGCCGATTTAGCAGTCTTTTTTAGTTTGTCGAAAATTCCTTCGTATAACATTATGGTAAGAGATGATCTTCTGTTAAGAGTTTAAATTCCCAGCCTTTAGAGTTGCAAAATTCCCTTGCAGCTTTCCACTTTGCTGTATTTATAATAAAGTTCTTAGACTCGTATAAAAATGTTTTTTTATTTTTTCTTTCTTTAGGTGGATAACATTGATGTTTTGGTTTAACTTCGATAATTAGTTCTTGTATTTGATTAAATTTATTTTTTAGTTTCACATAGAAGTCTGGGTAATATGTATGCCATTTTTTATCTATTGGACTTATATATTTTATCTTAAATTCTTCACTAGACCAATATAGAATATTTTCGTTATTGTCACAGTGTATCATAAATCTTCTTTCCCATAATGAACGGAATATGACTCTATTGATATTTCCTATATATTTTTTTCTGTTTGAAGGTTTAAAAATTCCTCTATATGCCATATAGATATTTATAAATATAAGTAAATATAATAATAGGAGGATGTTATGGCATCTTTACGTTATCCTAGGGATTTGGTATCTGGTCCTTATTGGATTCAATATAGTTTATATCCACATCCTTCTGGAGCTGGGGGTGATACCCAGCACGTTTGCTTACCTCTCCCGCCAGAAATTAGTGATGGTCTGGAAGCTTCTTGGGAGACAGAAGAATCTGGACTGTCAAAGGATAAGTCCTTAGCAACTGATTTTGGAGTTGGGGATAAGGATGGTAGAACTCCATGGTATAAGAAAGCCTGGAGAGGATTAACAAATCAGGTTAGAGAGCGTGCAGTTCCAGAAAGGTATAGAGCAGATATTCAAAAGGGGAAGGGTCAGGCTCTAAATACTCATGAAGAACATTATTTTAAGAGTATGGAATTTAAAACTTGGGAATTTACCCATAAAATGTATCCGAGAAATTCGGATGAATCATCTGATGTTCAAAGTATAATAAAAGCATTTAAGTCTGCTGGGTCTCCTACATTAGATCCAGGGAATAGTAGGTATTTTGGATATCCTGATTCTGTTGGAATAATATTTCAAGGGACCACTGGATTGCCTACTATTGCTAGATGTATAATAGAAAAGGTTGAAGTTAATTATACTCCTAATGATGGATTTCAAGCTCTTCCCGACGGAGCCTCAGTTGGGTATGAAATAACTTTAGGGTTTAAGGAACAGACTATGCCTACGAGGATTAAGTAATGAGTTTAAAATATTTTCATTCTTTCCCTAAAGTCGATTATGATATCAAAGGCGATAATGTTTTTAATAATATAACTGATATCACAAGAAGAACTAAGATAAGGGATACGTTGGGTGAATTTGTGTCTACATATTATCAGAGAAGTTCTAATGGTCAGAGACCTGAAGTTATGTCTCATGAAGAATATAATGATGTTAGATCCCATTGGATTTTATTACATTTGAATTCTATAGAAGATCCGTATTTTGAATGGTGTATGGACGAACAAAGTCTACAAAGATACATTGATAAAAAATACGTTAATAGGGTGTATAGGTTAGAAAAGGACCATTTTTCAAAAGATAATAAAGCTCAATATTGGTTTTTTTATTCAGGAGAAAGAATAACTGATGTAAATTCATCCGCAAGCCCTAAACCTTATGCAACTTGTGTCAATTTTGATACAGATTTACTCCAAGTAACATATAAAAATATTGTTGGGAGTGATCAGGTTGGTGGAGGTTTTGATGATACACCTTCTGGGGTAGCTATTATTCAGGGTGGGGATATTAGACCCGCTGGTGAAGGAAATTATGGTATTGTAGATGAGGGTGGAGATACTACTGGGAGAAATGCAGTACATCATTATGAGGATTCTGGTGGAAATATAATTAGTCGTGGGGATTATGAGATAGATCAAGCAAAAGCGGTAGAACTTAGAGTGGGTCATGTTAAGATTACGAATGCTGAATATGAAATTGCTTTAAATGATGCTAGACGAGAGATTAATGTTTTAGATCCTTCATTAGTTGATCAATTGGAAAAAGAATTTTTGGAAAAAATAAATGGCTAGTAGAATAATTCCTGGTGATTTTGTAGTTAAAGATATAGCTCTGACTTCTTTGTTACATACAGAAACTACTTCACTGAAAATGATTCTTTCTGAATTGAATATTTATGAAAGTATTTTTAAAAATACTTTATCTGGAAATTTGACTGTTACTGATACAGAAAATTTGATATCTGCTTTTCCTATAGTTGGTCATGAATCGGTTGTAATAATTTTTGGAAATCCTACCGATGACAGTGTGGATGATATAGAAGTATCATTTAGGGTTTATAAAATTTCTCCATATTCTAGAAGTGGGGAAAGAAGTTCCGAGTATACGTTACAGTTTATATCTCCAGAATATTATATTAATTTAACGGAAAAAATAAGTAGATCCTTTTCTAGTTCTAAAATATCTGATATTGCCACTACCATTTCTAGAGAATATTTGGGTGTTAATGCTGATATAGAAACTACAAAAGGGGATCATAGTATTATAATTCCTAATTGGGGACCATTTAAAACTTTGAATTGGTTGGCCACTAGAGCCCAAAATCCTACTACTGATGGTTCTAATTATGTATTCTATGAAGATATAGATGGATATAAATTTAAATCTATAGAATCTCTTATGAGTGAAGATCCTATAGATAAATATGTGTGGAGACCAAGAAACTTGGAACAAGTTGGTAAGGAAGGCGTAATGCCTGAAGATGATTATTTAGTTCCAATAGATTATACAGTTGACAATCATTTTGATATTATAAGAAATATTGCAACTGGAATGTATGCTAACAAATTATTAACTCATGATATTGTTAAAAGAACTTATAAAGAATACACTTTTGATTATTTAGATACATGGGATAATCAAATTCACGTTACTAATAATGCAACAATATCAAAAAAAGCTAACGAATTCACTGGTATAGAAAATAGTTATATAAAATTTATTCCTATTCATTCTAATGAAAATTCTAATAGAGTTGAGAATACTATACTTTCGAGAGTTAGTCAGATGCAACAATTAAATAATTTTAAGATTAATATGACTGTTCCAGGAAATACTGGAGTTCGGGTTGGTTCTACGGTAGAATTAGAATTACCCTCCTTATCAATGACTCCTGCTGGGAGAAGTCCTACAGATTGGTTGTATTCTGGCAAGTTTTTAATTTCTTCTCTTAGGCATTTTATAAATGGAGAAACTCACGAAATGATATTAGAATTAATTAAAGATTCTTTTGATAACACTTTACCTGAATAATTATGCAAGAAATTAAAAATTACATGGGACGCTCTGGATTTGTATGGTGGCAAGGAGTCGTCGAAGATAGAAAGGATCCATTAAAACTTGGGAGATGTAGAGTTAGAATTCTTGGATTTCATTCTGAAGATAAAAAAAATATTCCAACCAAGGATTTGCCTTGGGCATATCCAGCAATGCCTTTAAATATGGATCCTGGAAGTACGCCTACGGGCCCGAGAGAGGGGACATGGGTATTAGGATTTTTTAGGGATGGGGAAAATGCACAAGAACCTGTGATGACTGATATGATAGATTATGGGTATGTTACTGATAATGATGCTAGTAAAGGGTTTAATGATCCAGAAACTAATACTGATAAACCGGAAAAACCAGATGGAGTAACTATTCCAACTGATATAAATACTAATAAACTCGCATTGGGAGAATCAGACGGAACTTTAGTTGGAAATAGAGAAGAGAGGACTGGAGTAAATTCTACTTCTGGAACTTGGGACGAACCCAAGACTAAATATTCTCCTACATATCCATATAATAATGTGATAGAAAGTGAGTCTGGTCATGTCTTAGAAATTGATGATACTAAAGGTATTGAAAGAATAAATATAAATCACAGGTCAGGCACCTTCGATGAATACCATCCTGACGGAAGTAAAGTTACAAAAATAATAGGGAATGGATATGAACTTATTCTCAAAGGTAAGAATGTTTACGTTGCAGGAGATATTAATTTACATACTGATGGTAATTATGATGTTGATATTGACGGGGGATTTACATTAAAGGCTGATTCTGATATTAATGTAGAAAGTGAAACCAAAATTCAATTTAAAGTTGGTGATAATACTATAACTTTAGACACAGAAAAAATTTCTATAGATTGTACATCTTTTGACGTGGAGGGTGGAGAATCAATAGGGTTAAATGCAACTGCTGTGACAGCTGGGCCTTCTGATGAGATGATGGCGGCTTATGCAGCATTAAAGACTGCTGCAGGTTCCCTTAATCCAGACCCAATTTCTAAAGCAGCTGCAATTGCAGCTTTAGAAATAATGGAACCTTCTATGACTAATTCCATAATATTAAGATCTATTGGGGATCCTGCTAAACTTGGAAAGGTTAAAGAAATTTTAGGTGCAGTAATTCCAGTAGATGTTGACATTATGTCAATGGGGTAAAATTAAATGGCTCAATTAGAAGTTAGGTCTTTTAAGGATTTGGATTTAGATTTTTTAATTCATCCTAAGACTAAAGATATACAAAGGAAAATTTCTGTTAATGCACTTAAACAGAGTATCAGAAATTTGGTTTTGTATAAAAGATATGATAAACCTTTTCATCCAGAAATATTTGGAGGAATTACAGATCTATTGTTTGAACCGATGGATAAAATAGTTTCTGGGCTTTTGAAGACTACGATAACTGATGTTATAAATAATTATGAACCTAGAATTGTTTTGGAAGATATTAGTGTTGATGGGGATGAGGATTCTAATAGTTATGAAGTGAGAATTGTGTTTTCTTTTGTTAATGAAACGGAACCAATAGAAATAGATTTTCTTATAGAAAGAGTAAAATAAAATGCCGATAACTACTTCAAAATTAAATATAACGGAATTAGATTTTGATGATATTAAATCTAATCTGAAAACATTTCTGAGATCCCAAAATGAATTAACAGATTACGATTTTGAAGGATCTGCTTTGTCTGTTTTAGTGGATGTGTTGTCATATAATACTCATTATCTAGCATATTACTTGAATATGGTGGCTAATGAAATGTTTTTAGATAGTGCTGCTAATAGGGATTCAGTTGTTTCTTTAGCAAAATCTTTAGGGTATATTCCTAAATCTCAGACAGGTGCTTCTGCAATTGTCACTTTAAATATTACGAAATCTGTTTCCGATACAAATCCAGTAACAATTCCACAATATACTACATTCACTACTACTGATATTAGTGACGGAACTGTTTATACCTTTTACACTCTTGAATCTTATGTTACTCCTACGGTTACAGCAGCTTCGACTAGCCGAACTATAACTGGAGTTTCTATTACTGAAGGAAAAAAATATACTCATCAGTGGATTGCTAATACTAATAATTTGGAACAAAAGTTTGTTATTCCAAATACAAAGGTTGATACATCCACTTTGATTGTTAAAGTTAAAGATAATCCTGGTTCAGTTACTTCAACTGTTTATACGAAATATGATAATATACAGTCTTTAAATTCTACTTCTACAACGTATTTTATTCAAGAAGCATATGATCAAAAGTATGAAATCTATTTTGGTGATGATGTTATGGGTAAATCTGCACAGGATGGAAATGTTATTGATATAGAATATTTGACTACGAATGGTTCTTCTGCTAATAAGTTGGGAAAAGATGATTCCACTACAGCTAGAACTTTTTCTGCTTCGTCTGTTAGTGGCGTAACTTCTATCGATGTCGCAGTTACCTCAGTTGCATCTGGGGGCGCTGATATTCAATCCATTTCAAATATAAAATTTAATGCCCCGAAATGGTTTCAGACACAAGGAAGAGCAGTCACTGCGGACGATTATAAGTCGATCGTTCTTGCTGATTTTTCTAATGCAGATTCCGTAATATCTTATGGTGGTGAAGTAGCAGATCCGCCTCAATATGGAAAGGTTTTTATCGTAGTTAAACCTAAAAGTGGATTGACTTTAACTAGTGCAGATAAATCTAATATTGTTGATACTATTTTAAAATCTAAAAAGGTAGCTTCTATAACTCCAGAAGTACTTGATCCAGATTATACTTATATTAATGTGACTTCTACGGTAAATTATAATCCAAATATTTCGACTAATCCAGAAGGTACTATTAAAAATATGGTGACTTCATCTATATCCGATTATAGTAGTGGGTCATTATCTTCTTTTGATAATTCCTTTAGATATTCAAATTTAACTTCAGATATAGATAAAACAGATACTGCAATTTTGAGTAATACTACTAAGATAAAATTGCGAAAACAAGTAACTCCTAACACAGATTCAGCTTTATCAGATACGTTTGATTTAAAATATTCTTCTGTTTTAGTTGAAGGTGGACTGACTTCTGATACATTTAAAATCTATGACAATTCTTCAACTTTAGCTTTTGGAGATGATTCTCTTGGTACTGTTTTCTTATATGATACTTCTGTAGGAAAAACTAGTCCAGTCGTTTCTAATGCAGGTACTATAGATTATATTACTGGAAAAATTATTTTGGCATCTATAAATGTACAAACTATAATTTCTGGAAATACTTATATTGATGTATATGCTGAAATTGATGAAATAGATGTTAAACCTACAAAGGGACAAATTTTAAAAATAGAATCTACTGATATATCAGTTACGTTGAATAAGGAAACCGTTTAATGCCTTCTCCGTTTGATAGTATTAATAAAAAACTTTCTTCTTTTATTCGTTCCCAATTACCTGCACATATGGTCACGGATTTTGCTAAGGAATCTGGGTCTGGAGTATCGAGGTTTGCTAATTTTATTGAAAAATATTACGAGTGGTTAGAAGATAAGTCTGAAGCTACGATTTCCGATTATGCTAATGATAGTATAGAATCTTTAAAAACTAGTAAGATTGGAAATCTCACTGCTAATACTGGAAATGTTTATAATAGATTAGCTCTTCTTAAAGATTTTAGAGATATAGATGATACTATACATCAAACTCTAAAATATATTAGAAATGAATTGTTTGATAATGTTAAGTATGAAACTTCCAGTGAACAAAGACATACTTTAAAATTGATTAAGGATTTTTATCAAACTAAGGGTTCTTTAGATTCTGTGAAAATTTTATTTAAAATGTTTTATAATAAAGCAGTTGAAACTATATTGCCTATAGAAAAGGTTGTTGGGGTTTCAAATGCAAAATGGGTAAAGGAAAAGTTTGTTAGGGTAATTACTGTTTCTGGGGATTCAACTACTGTTAACGATTTTGATACGTTGAAAGGAAATTATATTGTTGGAGAATCTAGTGGAGCAAAAGCTGTTGTTTCTGATGTTATTAATCAATGGTATGATGGTAACGAGGTCTATGAGTTTGTATTGGAAAATATTACGGGAACTTTTTCGGGTGAGGTAGTATATGGTCAAAATTCTTTAGGGGTGGATTTGGTTCTTTCAGGTGGTGGAAAAATTAGGGCTCAATTAAAAACTGCTATTGAAGAAGTTAATGTTGCGATTTCTGGGACTGGTTATTATCCAGATGAAACTCCTACTTTATCTTCTGTGGGTGATGGTGTTGGTGCAAAGGTAAAAGTTCATTTAAAATCTGGAGAATTGTTCGATGTAAGTATATATTCTGGCGGAACTGGTCATGTTGTAGGAAATCCATTATATTTTGTGAATAGTTATTTTCAACCATACCAGATAGAAGGAACTATGGCTGCTGGTCAGGTTATAACTGGAGCTACTAGTGGTGCTACTGGAGTTATTGATTCTGTAGATGGATCGACTCCCATAACTAGAATTTGGGTTAGGGATATAGTTGGAGATTTTATTACTGATGATAGTTCCCAAGTTGGATATGGTGGCGAAACTATAAATTTGGGAAATGGTGGGAAGTTTAAGTCAATTAAACTGTGGACTACTGGATCAGTATCTGCTTATGCAGAAGTTGCGAGTGAGAGTACTGGAGTTATTGATGGTTTAACTTTAATTAATTCTGGATCAGATTATACTTTTCCGCCTAAAATATATTCTCCTAATGGTGGTGGAACATTAACATTATATCCTTATGGTTTAGAATCCGGAGGAATAAGTAAAATTGAAGTATTAGATAATGGTATGGATTATTCTACTTCTAGTTCTATTAATGTTAGTAGTCAATCTAGTCCATATGATACTGCTTCAGTTAGTCTTTCAGTTGGAGCATTGTGTTCTAGGAATAAGTATAAGGATACAACTAATATAGTTGGATGGGAATCAAATATCAGGGATAGTATGTACCATAGTGAATATTCTTATGTTGTTGATATGGATTTACTAATTTCTGAATGGTCAGGAATTCTTGAAAAATTAGCTCATCCCGCAGGAATGAAATATTTTGGTAATATTAATTCATTATCGACTGCTATGTTATCTGCATCGGCAACAAACTCTGGGATAACTGCAAGTGTACCGTAAGAGGAAAAATAGATGGCAATTGTATTAACGAATAAATATAAACAAATAATGGCGGAACAGATTAAAAATCTTGTTTCTACTGATAATGTTTATACCTTTTTAGGTAGACATTATCCTTGGTCTACTGATAGTAGTCCTCCTAATCCAGTATATTCTGTCGACGATGAATATAGGGATTGGGATGATATTTTATGTATGAAAAAGGTTACTGCTGCTGATCTTTCATATGTTGTACCTAAATATACATGGACAACTACTAATGTTTATGTTCCATATGATAGTACAGATTCGGGATTATGGACAGATAAGCAATTTTATGTCGTAAATTCTAGTAGAAATGTTTATAAGTGTATTAATAATAATTCTGGTTCGGTTTCAACTGATGAACCAACTGGTACTGGAGTATCGGGTATTATTTACCATACTGGGATCAATGCGGATGGGTATATTTGGAAATATCTTTACACGATTTCCGCTTCTGATTGGACTAAGTTTCAAACATCTGATTGGATGCCTGTATATGATTTATCGACTGATGATACCACTTCTCAATGGGATGTGCAGGAATCTGCTATAGATGGTGCTGTGTATAGAATAAAAAGGTCTACTGAAAACTGGAGTAGTTATACTGATGGACAAGCAGTTACTTTAGAAGGTGATGGAACTGGTTTTGCTGGAATTATTGATACTGATAATGGTTATTATACTAATAAATATGTCAGCATAACAAATCCAGGAACTGGATATAAATATGTTAGTGCAGTAAAGGTTGCGGGAACTACTGATACTAATTTAACTGCAATATTATCACCTTTAGGTGGACATGGTTTTGATCCTGTACATGAACTTGGTGCACATAATGTTATGGTTTCAGTCACATTTACAAATGATGAAGTCGCAAACGGTGGAATATTTTATGATAATGATTTTAGAACGGTTGGACTTATATTAAATCCACATAGAAAAATTTTGTCTGATGGAACTACATCAGGAAGTTATGATGATATAATTTCTCCCTCTTCTACTATAACATATGGAACAAGATCTACTGCAACTTGTATAGATCAGAGACTTAGGATTACTTATTCTAGTATAACAGGCGGAACAGAATTATCATTTTCGGCTTCAGGAAAGGATAAAATTGTAACTCAAGCTACAAGTGGACATACTGGAAAAGTTGTGCACGTGGATACGGATAACAATTATGTTTATATTATTCCAACATCTACAAACGATACATTTATCAGCGCAAATAATTTGACTTGTAGTGCTGGTGGAACAGATTATACAATAGTAAAAACAGACGATGATGATTACGATAGTTTAAGGTATTCTGGTGATATTTTATATACTGAATATCTTCCATATAATACTTCTACACATCCCACAACGGGATATCCCCAAAGGGCAAATAATCAATCAGAGACGGTGAGAATCGTACTGAAATTTTAGGAAAGGTTTATGTCAAAATTAAAGTTTAATATAAGTCCATATTTTGACGATTTTGCGGAGTCTAGTAGTTTTCAGAGAATACTATTTAGGCCCAATTTCTCTATCCAGGCGAGAGAATTAAATCAACTGCAAACAATTTTGCAGGATCAGATTACAAAATTGTCAGGTCAATTTTATCAAAACGGTGATTATGTCCGTCCTGGGGAACTAGTCTACACAAATAATATCAGTTATATTACATTGAGTACCGATCTCACTGATGCACAGATAATATCTTTGCCTGGATCTATCATTGGGAGAACGTCTCTTCAGCGTCAGATTAAATGTAAAGTTATAACTGCTACTAAACGGACTGGAACAGATTCAGCGACATTGTTTGTTACTCACATTAAATCTGGTGGCACTGATTTAGTTTATTCTAGTGGTGATATCATTTATGAAGTTGGTGATGATGGAAATCAAACTTCTACTCAAGTTGGAACTGTTGGTACATATTCAGGATTAACTGCTCCTTCTTCGGGTGTAACAGGAAAAGGGTCCGCTGTTCAAGTTAAGAATGGTATTTATTATGTCAATGGACATTTTGTTTATAGTGGTGATGATATTTTATTATTAGATAAATATACGACATCCCCGACATATAGAGTCGGATTTTCAGTTGCTGAAACAGCAGTGAATGTTGATAGTGATAGTACACTGTATGATAATGCTAATGGATCACCCAACTATTTGGCTCCTGGAGCTGATAGGTATAAAATTGCATTAAGTTTGGGTAAAGTATCTACGACCGATACCACGGATGTAGTTAATCAAAAATTTGTAGAAATTTGTAGAGTTGTTAGTGGTGTATTAAAAGAAGAAACGGATTTTATTTCTAATAGTGTAAATAAAGAAATATTATCAGAAAGGGATTATGAGGAAAGTGGGAATTATGTTAAGGATGATTTTGAAATAGAAGTTAGAGAACATTTAGATAGTGTTGAAGATGCAAATGGAATTCCTGGGGTTTATTCATCAGGCAATGGCGGAGTTTCAACTAAACTTGCTGTGGGAATTTATCCTGGAAAAGCATCCATTAAAGGTTCAGATATTTCCATTAATGATAAAACATATTTGGCAGTTGATAAAGCTAGAGATTCTGTATCCGAGAATTCTACTGGAGCAGCTGCCGTTTTTGGTCAATATTTGGTTACTAAGGGTGGGATAAATTATTTTAATACTGGAACGGTTTCAGGTACTGATTATAATGTTGCTTCAGGTGCAGGTACATTTTGGGGTGCTATAGGAAATGATTGGTTAGATTTTGCTTCTGCTGTTAATACTAATGAATACCCATTCCCTAAAGTAGCAATAGTAAAGGAAAATGATCCTTTAGTATCTACTGGTCATTCAATTATAGGGTATTGTAAAATAAGAAATATACAATATGATGGAGAGGGTGAATGGAGATTTTATATATTTGATATAGAAATCAAGTCTGGTTATAAATTGGTAGATGCTACTGCTTTGTGGTCTGCAGATTCGGCTAGTGGTTATACTGTGAATGGGCAAGATGGAAGTTTTAAAATATGTTCTTTTGATTCTCCTACGTTACACGGAACTGATAATAATACAATGATATATGAGTTTCCGAAAAAGAATATTTCTTCTGTGTCCGAGATTGAAATTTCAGAAACAATGCAGACATTTGATAGTGCTTCGGCTAATGTGTCTGGTCAGATAGATTTAGATGTAGCAGATACCTCATACGAAACTTGGGTACAAATGTTGCCTGATGGATATAGTTCGGCTAAAGGAAAATATTCTTTATATGGTCCATTGATTTCATCCACTACAGGTACTTTGAATGGTACTGGAATGCCTGTTGGAGCTAGTAGTTTTCAACTTACTGAAGGAAATACTTCTTTCCCTACAAGAGGATTTATAGTAAAAATGGCTAGTGAATATATTTATGTGAATCAGAGAAATACAGCAGGATCTATATTTCAAGGTTGTGTTAGGGGACTTTTTGGTTCGGAAATCGATAGTCATTCAGATTCTTCAACCGTGACTTTAGTTTCCACAAGTTTTATGCAATATGGATCTGATAATGATATATCGGGTTTAAAGGTATCGTTTGTTGATGCTAATACAGCTAGGTTTGAACGTGATACAACAAAAGGTTCAGTCATTGGTGCTGGCCAATTGCAATATTTTGGGAATGATATTACTTATGATTTTACAGCAGGACTTGCCCTTAAAAATAGAGTTTTTCCTAACGGAACCATTTTAAAATTGAAAAAACGAAAAGGTGTTGTCACTACTTTAGCTTTAGAAGGTGGTGGAACTGCATATACTGATGGGGAAGCATGGTTAAAGGGTGATAGTGATGGTCATGGAGATGGGTTAATTGTAAAATTAACCGTTTCTACAAATGCTTGTACTATTAGTGGGACAGATTATATTTGGTCAGGTGGATGGGATTATAAAGTGGGTGACAGAATAGTACTTAGAAAAGATGGTACTGCATCAGAAAATGCAGTAGTCAGAGTTACTGCGATTGCTGATGATCCCGATGATATGGTCGAATCTTATATTAAGGTTATTGGTTATCACCCCGACTCTGGTCATGCTTATCAGGTAATGGATACCGGATATGGGTATAGTTCTGGCGGAACTGCTATTAATGGAAATGATACCAATGCTGCACAAAATTATCAACTTGAAATTGTACATAGTTCTGCTACTGATTTTAATGCTAGTCAATATTCATTAGAACCAGCAGTTTCGACTACTGGTTTGCCCAATGGCGCAAAATATACAGTCATTGGTCCAGTTAAACGTGGGGTTCAAGGTAGTGATTCTGGTAGAGCTTCAAAAACTTTGACAAAAGCGACTGAAACTTTTGCTACTAAGGAATTTGTTAGAAGCGGCGAAATTTTATTAATTAATAGTGATGGTATAGATAAAAAATGGTCTGTTAAAATGTCTTCTGATTATGATTCTACTTCTTATACTGTCGATATTACCTCGAGATATACTTTTGATGGTGGACAACGAGATAATTTTATTACAAATTCAAAACTGGTTTTGAAATCTGGTGAACAGTTTCCAACGGGAGCAATTCAAGTAGAATATTTCTATTTTGCTCATGGATCAGGAGACTATTTTGTTAGAGATTCTTACCCATCAGATGGATCTACCTCTAATGCTGATTGGGGTACGTTTACATATTCTGATATTCCAACCTATACTGCAAGTAACGGAAAAATTTATAGACTTAGTGATAGTGTAGATTTTAGACCTGTCACCAGTGATATAAGATTTTCTGGTAAAAATTATAGAGTTTTTAATAGTGGTTCAACAATTTACTCAATACCTAATGGAACTGTGAAGGTTGGTGCAAGTGGTGGAACTGATAAAGTTAGTTATTATAATTCTAGAATTGATAAGGTGTATTTGGATGAAGAAGGAAATTTGGGTGTTGCTAAAGGGACTGCTTCTATAGATCCACAATATCCAGCTGATCCTTCAAATGCTGTTGTGTTATATAATATTAAAATGGATCCTTATGTCCATTCTACTAAAGATGTTTCAGTAGAAAAGGTTAATAATAACAAATATGAAAATCAAGAAATTTCTTTATTGGAACAACGAATAGAAAATTTGGAAACATTTAATATTTTATCACCATTAGAAAAGGAAGCGGCTAGTTATCCTTTGGGTGATGATAGGTATGTTAGAGGTTTTATTACTGATCCATTTATAGGTCATGATAGAGGTGATACTTTAAACAGTGATTATAATGCAGCTGTCGATGGTAAAATTGGATTAGTACGCCCTGCTCATAGTATGAAATCTTTGGGGTTTGATACCGAAGGTTCTGTTGCGACTGGATATACTACGACTGGTGCATTAGTCCATTTACCTATTTCTAGTCACACTTCCGAAATTTTCAACTTACAATCTAACGCCACTGATAAAATTAGAAGTTCTGATACCACGACTTTTTATGGTTATACTTCATTAAGTCCTAAGTTTGATAGATGGAAATCAACTAAGTCTAGGGAATTTTTGGTGAGTAATAAGGGTGGGATTTATGATACTATAAAGGACTTGAGTGATGCAGAAAAAACTCAAGGCACTATATGGAATGATTGGAAAACTCATTGGGGTGGAGTATATAAAAGTGAAGTTGAATTTGATAATAGAGATGAAATTGCCAGAAGACATCAAGTTAGTTCACAAATGGTTAGAAATAAGGAACATGGTTTAACAACTTCTTCATATGGTGAAAAATATTTGGGTACTAATTATAATCCATATATTCGGAGTAAAACTATAAATATAGACTCTTATGGGTTAAAACCAAATACGACTGGTGTTAAAGTTTATATTGATGATGTTGAAGTGACTGCTGATGTTGTTCCTGATAGCTCAGATTTTGGAACTCAGGGCGCATCTACTCTAGCAACTTATACTGATGGGACTTTTCAAGCTAGTTATATTATTCCGAATGAAGAAGAGGGTGTTACTAGTTCAAACTATACTTTAATTTCAAAGTTTCCTGCGGGCCCGCGAGTGGTTAAAGTTACTGCTGATGATTCAGAAGCTAAATCATATTATAACGTATCGGGTGTTGTAGATACTAAAGATATCTATGCAACTGATATTCATGAATATTCCAATGATAGTTATTTGAAGGAAACATTATCTCAGGGGTTTACTGTTAAGGATGATATGTTTGCCACTAAGGTTGATTTGTATTTTTCTGCTGAACCTGATTCGGATAATGAGAATTTACCTGTTATGGTGCAGATTAGAAAAATGGTAGATGGAAAACCTTCTAATATTGTGATTCCTTATAGTACAGTCGTAGTTACTCCCACAGATGTGAGTACAACTGCTGTTACGACAGTCACTTTTGATTCTCCGATATATTTGTCTAAGGGAAAGTATTGTATTTCATTCTTAACTTCTTCTACTGAATACATTTTACATTCGTTAGATACTGATTCTCAGGGGGGTTCTAAGGGGATTTATGTTGGTAATATGTATAGAGGAACTAAACGTATTCCTAATAGGATGATCAAGTTTAATCTATATAGGGCCACGTTTAATACGTCTCCTCCATATAATGAAATTGTTTTTGATAATCAATCATTGCCTTCTGAAAAATTGGGCAAAAATCCTATATGGACTTCTACTGATAGTGTTGGTAAAAATTATTTGAGAATTATGCATTATGGTCATGGGTTTAATGTTAATGATACTCTACAATTATCAGGTGTTACAGGTACGACTATTCAAGTATTGGATATGGGATCGAATGCAGGAGCTGCTAAATTTTCTGCTGGTGATTTAGTTGGTGAACAACTTGAGTCAACTGTTGCTGATAAGGATAAAACCCATGGAATTGTTATTTCTAGTGCTGCTCAAATTATAAAAGTTTGGATGCAGGTTGGGACTTTTACATCTTCTGATACGGTGTATTTAGATGGTAGTACGAGTCATGCAATTACTTCAGTGAATACTGCCGAATATGGGTTAAATGGTATTCCAATATCTGACTTAAATTCACAATGGTTTAAAGTACAGAGTGTGGAAAATGATAGTTATACAGTTAAGGGAGTTACTGCGGAAGATGGAACTACTCCTAGAGATATTGTTGCTTATGCTACTGGATGGGCGGAAGAAACCGCGAATACTATAACTGTTGCAAATTCTCATATTAAGTCAGATGTTTTCTATTTCTTAGGGAATGATATAACTCCAACTGGAACTAGTATAACATGGAGTTATGCAAATTCTTCTCCGACAAATAATTCTTCTTATACAAATTGCCAATTGAATGAAAATGTTAGAACAACTTCGTCAAAATATATCGATGATTCTACTACTAAAGTTTATTTGAAAGCAGTATATAATTCTACGAATAGTAGGGTTAGTCCAATTATTGATAAAAATACATTAACGTCTGTTATGATTCAGAATTTAATTAATAATCCTAAATATCAGGTGGGTTCTGGAAATCAAACTGTTGATATTAATTCTATATATCTGGAAGGTGGTAGTCATACTGCATTAACTTATGTAGCGAATAATACCCAATATGATAATGTTATTATTACTGATTCCAATAAAGACTTATGGAGAAATTGTCGGGTTGGACAATATTTAAGAATTGATGCTACTAATGGTAAATATGGATTAGTTATTGATAAATCGAATGATTCAGCTAGTGTTTGTACGATTACAGTTGATTTCACTTATTATGATCCTGCATATAGCCAGGATTTTACTGGTTTGAGTGGTAGTTGGAGTAAATCAGTTGACGTTCTTAATTATTATGTTGATGAAATTTCCCCTGATGCTGGAAGTTCTACTTCTGCTTATGTTACAAAGCCAATTCAATTGCCTGATGGTGCTAATGAAGTTCGTGTTGTTGCAGATGTTAAAATGCCCATTGGATCAGATATTAAAGTATATGCAAAATTGGATACAGATAATACAGAATCGTTTGAGTTAACTTCATATGATCAAGCTAATGTTTATTCCTATAAATCGTTGGATGGTTATATGTTAGATAGTGACGATGATGAATATACAGAAGTTGATTGGGGTTACTATAGTAAGACTCCTTTTTCCAAATTTGCTGTTAAGATAGTTTTTAATGGCACAGATTCTTATAAAGTTCCTGTTGTTAAAAATTTGAAAGTAATTGCTACATATGTCATATAATGATTCTCCCTTCCAAAGAAATTCTTCTGGAGTCATTATAAATACAAATGTAAATAGACAGATAACTGAAGGAAAAAGGGAAAAGGAAAAAGAGAAAAGTTTGTCTGATGCCTTGAGTTCTATCCAAAAAAACCAAAAGGTTTTGCAGGAACAGGTGAGAGAACTCAAGGCATTGTTTGATATATTATTAGAACGTTTATAATTGGAGGCTTCATGAATAGAAGTGAGTTGACTATAGAAAATGACCCATCTCCCCAAAATATCCTCCCACAAAATTCAATTCCTGATGAAAATAAATTATTAATTGGCAGTTATAAATCTGGTGGAATAGGGGATATGTGTGATTATGTTGTTTTATTGAGATCTGTAAAGGAAAAACACCCAAATTCAAAATTGATAGTTTATTATGATTGTAAATTGTTTTATCCAATTTTTGAAAAAATTGATTGGATATATAAACATAAGATTATTCCACCACAAAATAAAACTAAATTTGTTAATGAAGATATTTTTAGATCACTCATTTCTAAGTTTGATTTATTTTATAATTTTATGCCCTATGTTGGAAAATGTTATAGGGGAGATGAAGTTATTTTGGATAAATTGCCTGTTTTGTATAAACCGGATATAGATGTAGATTGGAATATAAAATGGTCTGACTATTATGATAATCCTCTTTCGCAATATCAAAATAGTTTGATAGATAATTTTCCTAAAACTGATCACTTAAAAATAACTTGTATGAGTTGTGACTTACCCGAACCTAACTGGGATAATTTAAATTTAGGTTTCGAAAATACAAATTGTCAGGAAGAATATTGTACTTTCAGTGTTTCTGCTGCTGGAACAATGAAGGGAATTTTTCAAACTAAACAATGGGATTATGAAAATTGGGTTAAATTTTTAGAACTTTATGATTTAGATTATCCATTATATCAAATTGGCATTAAGGGTGAACCTAAATTTGGAAATAATTTATTTTGGGACAAACCATTATATAAAACTTTGGAATTTCTTAAAAATTCTAAATTTCATATATCAGTAGAAAATGGTACAGTTAGGATGAGAAAATTGGTGGGTGGATTTAGTGCAAAAAGTTTGGTGATATATGGTTCAACCCATCCTGATATATTTGGATTGCCTGGGGATATTCCTATATGGACTAATAGGTGTCGTCCTTGTTATTGGAGTATTGGTGAATGGATGACAAAATGTTATAGGGAAAATTCTTCCTTTAATAGAATTTGTACTAAATCAGTGACACCTGAAATGGTTTATGAAACTATGCATAGGAATTGTGAATAATGTATACATTTATTTTTGATATTGATGGAACAATTACTCCAGTAGGATTACCTATTGAATATGGAATGAAAAATTTTTTCTTGAGAAATATGTTTAATAAAAGATTTTATTTAGTAACAGGTTCTTGTTATGGAAAATCTTTAGATCAGGTTGGAAAGGAAGTTATGGATATAGCAGAAGCCTCATTTCACTGTTGCGGAACAAAAATGTATGAAGGGGGGAATGAAGTGTGGTCATTAGGTGTGAAACCTGGAAAGGAAATTTATAAATACTTACAAGACTATATAGATAATTCAGAGTATCCATATAAATATGGAAAACATATAGTTGATAGAGATACTATGATCAATTTTTCAATTCCTGGTCGAAATTGTCCTTATAATATGAGAGAAAAATACATTAATTACGATTACCATACTGGTGAAAGAATTAAAATCAAAGTTGATTTAGAAAAACGTTTTGATGTGGATGTTTATTTGGGTGGAACCTTATCGGTTGATATAGTACCAAAAGGTGCTGGGAAACATTTATCATTTTATAAAATGATAGGGGATTTTCAATTTGTGTTTTTTGGGGATAGGTGTTTTGCAGGCGGCAATGATAATAAAATATCAGAAATAATTAAAAGTCATGGTGGATTAGTTCATGAAGTTTCTGATTGGACTGAAACTTATGATATACTTAATAGGAATTATATTTAGAACTTAGTTGGAAGAAATATGTCGATTACCTTACAGATTAAAAGAGGAAATACTGCAAAAAATGCAGCCTATACGGGATCAGTAGGTGAATTAACTTTTGATACAGAAGTTAATCAGGTAAGAGTACATGATGGGATTACTGCTGGCGGTCATATATTAGGTTCGGGTGGTGGAACTGCATTAACTATCAAGGAAAGTGACGGATCTCCTTCTGTTGCAGATGTTGATACAATTGTCATTCCCGACAATAGATTAACTGATGATGGTGGTGGACAAGTTACTTTATCTTTTGGAGTAAGGGTTAGGGAAAGTGATAGTGATCCTAATGTTGATCCTGTTGATACTATAGTTGTTCCTGATGGAAAATTAACTGATGATGGTGGTGGACAAGTTACTTTGGAAATGGGAAGTGGCCCTCAAGGTCCTAAAGGTGAAAAGGGTGAAGAAGGTCCTATTGGTTTACAAGGTAATATAGGACCACAGGGTGAACAAGGAATTGAGGGCCCTCAAGGTAATATAGGTGATAAAGGACAAAAAGGTGGACAAGGAGAACAAGGAGAACAAGGGGAGCAAGGAGAACAAGGAGAACAAGGAGAAAAAGGTGCAATAGGTCTTCAGGGACCACAAGGCGAGATTGGTTTACAAGGTATTATTGGACTTCAGGGACCACAAGGCGAGATTGGTTTACAAGGTCCTAAGGGTCCTATTGGACCTATTGGAAATATAGGACCACAAGGTGATCAAGGTTCTAAGGGTCCAATAGGACCCAAAGGACAAAAGGGTCAACGAGGAACATCAGCAACGGGTGGAACTTATAATCCTGCTAATGGTATAACTTCATTTACTTTTGATGAATCAGAATATAATTTTGATACTGGGGATTTAAGAGGTGCACAAGGAGATAAAGGATCTTCTAACGAACCTGGCGAAAAAGGTACTGTTGGTGATAAAGGTGAAGGTGGAGCCCCTATCGGTGATAAAGGTGTTGT